CCTGTTCCTATGGGTGGACAACGACCATGCCGGCAGGAAGTACATCCGCAAGATCTGTAAGGCCCTGCACGGCTGTCATGTGCGGATCATTGTCTACGGCAAGGAGGGGGACGATCCGGACAGCTACCTGAAGCAGGTGGAGGGGGACCGGCGCAAGCACGTCCGCCAGCTGCAGTTGGATGCGGCCACCATGGACTATATTGCCTGGGAGATCGCCGAGGCATCCAAGCTGGGCACCCTGGAGGAAAAACTGATCCACCTGAAGGCGCCGGCCGGTGACGAGTCGGTGAACGTGTTCCGGCTGATCGGCCGGCACCCGATCATTCAGCAGCAGGTGTACACCGAGAAGCTGCTGGCTTTAGGCTTTACTGAAAAGGCTATAGAGCAACAGCTTGATTTTTCGAGCGATCTTTACAAGCAGATCACGACCTATTATGAGACGGTCGGGGGCAAGCGCGGCGCGGATCCCATTGCCCTGGCCGAGATCATCTACAAGTTTTTCGCCCACCATGGCCGCTTCTATTACGACTCCCTGAATACCGTGTACCTGATCTACCAGAACCGCACCTACGAGGTGAGCAAAAACACGGCTTTCAACTCGCTGATGCTGAAGATGACCCGCATGATCGTGAGCGAGGCGCCCGGTACCCAGGTGTGGGACGCCCTGGTGCACACCGCCTATCTGAACGGCCGGCGCATCGATATGGGGCGCTGGATCCACACCGACACCGATCGGGACGCCATCTACTACAATCTGAACAGTCCGAACAACGTGGTGCTGAAGCTCTCCCGCGACGGGATCTCCGAGATACAGAACGGCATGAACGATGACCATGTGCTGTTGTCGTCATCGCACAAGGTGCTGCCGTTTCACTTCCTGCCGGATGTGGATGTGCAGGAGGGGATGACGCTGCTGAAGGAGCTGGTGTTCGACAACCTGGCGATATCCCGGGAGCAGCGCTTCCTGGTGCTGGCCTGGATGGTCTCCGGGTTCTGTCCGGACTGGGCTCCGTACCAGTTCATAATGAAGTTCGAGGGCTACGCCTCCAGCGGCAAGTCTACGGCTGCCAAGCTGCTGACGGCCCTGGCCTACAAGTCCGAGGACCTGTCGGACAGTTCGGCGGCCTCGGCGTTTTCATCGGCGGCCAAGAATCCGGTGGTGGTGATCGACAACCTGGAGCAGAAGGACCTGAATCGCGGCCTGCAGAAGTTCCTGCTGCTGGCGGCCACCAGGGGGCAGAAGGAGAAGCGCAAGGGGGGATCGGATACCGACACCATCGAGGAGAGCCCCAGGGCGCTGGTGTGCGTGACGGCCATCGAGCCGTTCACCCTGTCGGAGCTGATCACCCGCACGATCGTGCTCCCCTTCGACCGACGCATCCACGGCAGCGACAATTTCCACGAGTCGGAGGTCCTGGAGCAGATCAAGAAGAAGCGCGACCTGATACTATCGGCCATCCTTCGGTTCATCCAGACGGAAGTGCTGCCCAACCTGGACCAGCGCCGCGAGTTCATGACGATCCTGAATAAGCAGTTCAAGGGGCACGCCAAGGACCGCACCAACGCCTATCTGGCGCTGCTGATGCTTATCCTGGAGCGGATGCTGAAGTACATCCCCTTTTACGAGGGGGAGAAGGCACTGCTGATGGAGGGATTGGACAACGGCTGCAAGGACATCTACACCGCCTGGATCGAGGAGCAGAACAGCTCCAGCCGGGAGACGGAGATCGGCAGCAACAACATCCTCCAGCTCCTGGAGGGGCTGGTGAGGGAGTACACCCAGTTCTTCAAGGGGCGGCAGGACTTCAAACCCACGGCATTCGAGCAGGGATACGAGGGCACCGAGGTGTTTGTCATGGAGCATCCGGCCTACGGGATCAAGATGGTCAAGACCATACCGGAGACGCTCTGCGCGGTGTGCGGCAAGAGCGCCGTGGAGTGCGCCTGCGGCGGGGACCGGTACAGCAAGACCGTGATTGAGTTCGTGGCCACGTCGGCGGAGCTGGTCGACGCCTTCGACCTGCTGGCCAAGAACGGCGGCAAGCGCAACCCGTACGACAGTGCTTCCATCTTCATCGCCCGGCTACGTAACGACCGCGACCTGCTCAAGAAAAGCGGCTGGGAGCTGATCGCCAAGGAAGGCCACGAGCCGTACTTCCGCAAGGTCAAGGGCCAGCGGTTCCTCAAGTTCAGTTATACGATGGTGAGGTAGGCGCATGACCGTACAACAGATATTCGCCATCGAAAAACTGAAGGCTTGCGTATTCCCTGTAGGAAGCGGTCACAAGCGGTTTGCAAGGGATATGCACCATCAGTCGCAGCATGCCCCTGAGCGGCCCCTGACGCCGCGACAGGAGGTTTACCTGGCCAAGCTGTTATACTCGTATCGCAGGCAGCATAAACTGCCGGTGATCATCGAGTGGTGACGCGGGTAGCAGTTCCCGCCGGGTAGCACCTGGCGGGTAGCACTTGACCAGAGAAGGAGCAAGCGGAGGGGAAAGACAACCCTTCGGCGAGTTTTTTAGGCTGAAACGCGCACACGGGGCGCATTTTTGACAGACTGCTACACTGCTACCCAAATACTACTTTTAGCTTTGTTTTTAATATGTTAGGTGGGTAGCAGTTAGGGTGCAGTCGGGTAGCAGTCGGGTAGCAGTTGGGTAGCAGTTGGCGGGGTGTTTTGGGGACTGCTACCCGATCAAACGCCCAGTTGACAAGGGTTCGCGAGTCGGGTAGCAGTGTAGCAGTCTGAAAAACGCTCCGCAAGGGCCAGCGCCGCCGAGTGGCAATGCCTGCATCTTCCAAGGGGTCGGTCGGCCGCAGGCCTCAGTTGCTCCCCAAAAAAAGTATTTGACGGAGTCTTTTAAGGGTTATGTCCAGCCCTTTCAGTCTTAGTCAGCCTGTGGCTTTAGTTCCTACTTGTGGCCACCCTTGTCGCGGCGGAGATAAAAAACACCAAAAATCAAAGCCAAAAGGCCAAATCATTCGCTGCACTTTCTTACAAAAGGTGCAGTTCAAAGGGTTTCAGGGGTTCAATATTCAGGTGGTTACGTGGTCAGTGGTTAATCAAAGGTGAAGTTCAATCGGGAATGGTCGGCATCAACGACCAGGTTGGGGGCACCCCCCCTGAAAAATTCATTAAGTTTTTGGTCAGTGGCCCCTTATTGGTCCCAATTATCGCAGGCATGTTCTAAAACCATTTTCAAAAGTCGGGGCGCGCGGGGGATTTTCATGTGCTTTGTGTATCAAAATAGGCCAGAAATGAGACACAACAGGCGTTGTCAATAATCAACGAGCCCCAAATTCCAAAAGTGGGGGGCCTGGGGGGATTTTGAAGTCTATAGAAAACACCATCAATGAGTGGATGGAATTCCTGTTCATCCAAAAGGGGCACCAGGCCCGCGGAGTGGAGCAGTATGCCAAGATCGTGCGCGGATTCTTCGCCTGGTTGCCGAGCGCTGGGTACCCGGGCGATCCGCGGGGGGTCACCCGCGATATGATCGACGCTTGGCAGCGCGCGCTCTTCTTCGATATGGGGAACGTATCGAACCGCTCCAGGGCTTCGAAGCTCTCGGCCCTCCGATCGTTCTTCTCCTGGATGAAATACGACGAACGGCGGGGGGACGATCCGACCAAGGGGATCCCCACGCCGCGGATCCAGCAGAGCCTTCCGCAGAAGTTCAGCACCGAGGAGTTGCGCCTTCTTTTCGCGGCTCCTGACCAATCCACGCTGATGGGCCTGCGCGACCTGGCCATCCTGAAGACGCTCTATGCGGCTGGGCCACGGGTGTCGGAGCTTGTCAACCTGGATCTGAACCACGTCACCGACACGGGCGGGTATATCCGCCTGCAGTTCAGGGGAGCCAAGGGAAACAAGGACCGCACCATCACCCTGCGTCGCAACCCCTCCAAGGCGCTGCGGGAGTGGATAGTGGCGCGCCAAGGGATGGAGACCGAGCACCTGGCGCTGTTTGTACGGCTGAAGGGGAAGGTGCATACCCGGCTGAGCACGGACAGCGCCCAGGATATCCTTTCCAAGTATGCCCGGATCGTGGGTATAGATGATGCCGAGGTTTTTGCTCATAAGATGAGAAGCACCTTTGCCAGCGATCTGTACGACAGCGGGGATGAGTGCTGCCCGAGATGCGGCGCCAAGATCAACCATGTGGACCTGCTTACGGTTTCGATTGCCCTGAATCATGCTGACCCTAAGACGACAGTACCGTACATCGCCGTCAGTGACCGGCATCTGCGCCGGACGGCCATACCGGACAAGAGGTACAGCGAAATCGAGGAGGGATGATGAGCCAGAATCGCTACCATGCCGAGTTTTTCGACACCTTCCAGGATGTGGCGGCGCAATATGGACCAGAGGTCGCTGAAGGCGTGATGAGATTGATCACTATGCGGCACGGTGGTCAGCAACTACGGATCCCCGACCCATTGGATGTCTCCCGGGAAGATCGAAACCGGCAGCTCCGTAACCGCTTCACCGGCTTCAATCATCAGGAATTGGCGATCCTTTTCAAAATTTCGGTCAGCCAGGTCAGACGCATCGTGCAGGAGGGGTAAAACTTTCGCACTTGCCCCAACTGCGGCATTGAAACCTGCTATGTAGCCCTTCATGGCGTGGAAAAGAATCCACCCAGGAGGGCTTTTTTCATGTCTGACACTCAACAGCGCCTTGACGATCTCCGCCGCCGCATCGATGCCGGTGAGCCCGGCCTGCTCGATGAATACGAGTTGCTGCTTGCCTCACAGTTCCACGGCGATCAACCTCCCCCCGACGATGATGCTATCTTCGACCGCCTCCGGGTCAAGAAACGTCCCTATACCATGTCAGCGGCCGCCCTGGAGGCCCGCCGCACCAACGCGCAGCTTTCCACCGGCCCGGTGACCCCCGAGGGCAAGGCGGCCAGCTCCATGAACGCCTGGAAGCATGGCCTGCACGCCCGCAAGCGCATTCTGTCCCTCGGCAAGCCCTGCCGCACCACCTGTCCTCAGTATCCTTGCTCCCTGGTCGATGACGGCGCCACACAGCCCGGCGCCAACTGCCTCGACAAGGAGTACATGCTCCACACCGTCAACGCCCTGTCAAAGGCTCTGGCCGATGGTGACCTGACCGACCTGAAACAGGTCATCACCCTGCAGCTCGGCGGCACGCTGCAGGTGATAGACGAGCTCCAGGCCTCCATCCTGGAGTATGGCGTGTACATGAAGAGCGAGAAGATTGGCAAGAGCGGAGAAATCACCGGTTACGAGATCAAGCCCAACCCGTCGCTCTTGCCGCTCTCCAATCTGCTCAAGGCCGCCGGCGTCACCATGCCGGACTTCATGATCACCCCTGCTGCGGTTGAGAAACAGAAGGACGACAAGGAAGCCGCCGCAACCCTGGCCGACATCTTCCGCTCTGCCGGCAATGCCCTGAATCAGGCCAAAAAGGGTAAGGCCGCCGAGTGATCCAGCCCCTCGATCATATTGCCGACCTTGGCAAACAGATCATCGTGCCGCAGGAGATCTTCGAGTCCACCCTCCTGGACCTGGATTGGACCTGGCAGCAGGTCGCCCGCAAGGAGTTTCCTTCCCCTTTCACCTCATTGGAGGAGTTCCAGCTCGCCATCATCTGTTCGAACCGCCTGCTTTGGTGCCAGGCGTTCCTGCGCGAACCAACCGACCCGGACGGCCAGGCCCCCTACAACTTCTTCGACTACCAGATCGAAAGCCTCATGTGCGAGACATCGGTGGTCCACCAGGACGGCGCCGAGGTTGGCAAGACCCGCGAGATCATCGCCCTGGGGCTGTACTTCGCCTTCAACTCCCCTGGAGGGTCCGGGATGATCGGCGCGCCGTTGCAGATTCATCTGGACGAGATCATCGACGCCATGCTCGAGCAGATGCACACCCACAACCCCATGCTCGGAAAGTCCCTGGTGCGGCACAAGAAGCAGCCCTACCACCAATTCAAGTTCGCCAACGGCTTCAAGATCGATTTCCGCCCGGCGGGGTTCGACGGCAACGCCTATCGTGGCGTGCATGCCGACACCTTCGGCTTTGTGGACGAGGCGGCCAAGAAAAAGAACAAACCGCAGTGGACCGAGTTCTGGCGCGCCCTCAAACCCTCGGCCGTGGCCCGTATCTATTCCGTGCCGGACGGGGACCGGGAAAGCGGCTACTACCGGCTGACCATGCAGGCCGGCGGCAAAAAAGACGATGGCGACAAAGACGCAAGCAACTATGCCTGGACGCTGTTCCGCTGGGGTAAGGACCTGATGCCTCCCCCCTACTGGACCCCCGAGCGCAAGCGCAGCTACATCGAGCTGTACGGCGGAGAGGACTCCCCCGGCTACAGGCACAACGTCCTGGGCGAACACGGCGATCCGGAGAACACCGTGTTCCCGTGGCACCAGTTCCGGCTCTGTATCAAGGACATTCCCGAATACCGCTGCCTGAAGGTGCTGGTGGATAGCGGCCGCCACGAGGTGATCATCGAGGGGTACAGTTGCGCCTACGAGCTGGGGGCGGATGGTCCGGTCCCGCGCCATGTGATCCTGCACGAAGAGACTGCCAACGCCACGGCCTTCTTCGAGCTGGACAAGGAAGGTGATAACGAATTCCGCCGGTTGATCCGCTCCTTCTTCCAGGCGGTCCCCGGCGCCCGGCGCCTGGGGGGTGACCTGGGATTCTCCCAGGACCCGACCGAGATCTACGTCAAGAACATCATCGGCAAACGCGAACGCCTGGTGGCCCGGCTCCAGATCAAACAGGTTACCTATGACATGCAGTGCCAGGCAGTGGACGCCCTGGACGACCTGTACGGTGACGGCACCACCCTGATCGGCACCGACTTCGGAAACGCGGGCAGTGCCGTTGCTCACGATCTCCAGGGGCTGGAGATCTACAACAGCAAGAACTATGACGACCGCCTGCGCGGCTTCATGTTCCAGTCCACCACCAACAACATCAACGAGGACGGCGAGGAGATCGCCGACGCCAAGACCGGCAAACCGGCCAAGATCACCCTGAAGGAACTGGCCACCGACCTGCTGACCAAGAAAATGCAGCGTCAGCAGCTGGAGTACCCCCCCGACCAGGACATCATCATGGCCTACACCAACCACACCTGCCGGATCGGCGAGCGCCAGCGGATCTACAACAAGGAAAACGACCACCTCATCGACGCCGACCGGCTGCAACTGCTGGCCGGGGTGCTGGGCCACGACAATGAAGACCTGTTCGACTGCGGGTAAGGAGACACCATGAGAATATTCGGCTTAGAAATAGGCAGGGCCAAGGCGGCGGATATCGCCACTAGGCCGCAATACACCACCAACACCCCCCAGGGGGTGCTGACGCCGTGGTTCAACGACTACTACCTCCGCAAGGTCTCGGGCGACTTCTACGAGGCCCTGCGCGAGGCGATCCCAGTGATCGACGCCGCCATCCGCCGGTTGATCTCACTGGACGGCACCATCAAGATCATTGGAGACAATGCCGCCCTGGTGCGGGAGCTGGAGGACTTCTGCCTCAACGTCCCGGTGAACGATCACCAGAAGGGTATTCACGCCTTCCTGGAGAATTGCAGCAACGAGAAGTTCGAGCAGGGTTTCTCCCTGCCCGAGTTCATCGCCACTCCCAAGCTGGACGACATCGCCGAGCTGCGGGTCCCCGACTCGAAGCAGATCATTTTCCGCCGCGGCGCTGACGGCCGCACCGAGCCGTGGTACCGCTACGCCCAGAACTACTATCCACCTGTCGCCCTGCGCTACACCTCGCCCGGCACGCTGGTAGACCGTATCCTCAACGCGCAATACAACCAGGCGGTCAACATCGGGGGCATCTGGGAAGAGAAGATCAACCCCGCCAACAAGCTCTACTTCTCCATCAACAACGAGAACGTTGACCCCTACGGCGTGTCGTTGATTCGCTCAATGGAGTTCTGCGCAAAGGTGCTCATGACCATGCAGAACAGCATCTGCAACGAGTGGGAGCGCTTCGGGGATCCTTCCTACCACGTCAAGTACAAGACCAACCGCAAGGACCTGGGGCAGGATACTCTGGAGAGTCGCCGGCAGAAGATCCAGAAGGACTTCAACGCGGCTATCCGGGCCAAGCGGGAGGGGCGCAGCGCCGACTTTGTCACGGCGGTCAATGCCGATGCCGACATGGTGATCGAGGTCATCGGCAAGGACCTGAAGGTGTTGGAACTGGAGGTTCCGGCCTCCCACGTGATGGAGCAGTTGGTGGCCAAGACCGGCCTCCCCCCCTGGCTCCTGGGGGTCAACACCCGCGCCGTGCAGGGGCAGGCCTCTCTCGAGATCGAAGCGGCCCTGGCGGATGCCAAGATCAGGCAGCTATCCATGCTGCCGGAGTTCATCCGGCTGTTCTCCACCTTCCTGCGACTGCGAGGCCGGAACTGGAAACAGATCACCACCGACCCGAACAAGCCGGGGGACTGGGGCATCGTGTTTGAGTCGCCGCACCTGCGCGACCTCGGTTCCCAGGCCCAGGCGC